AATGCCTGAGCAGCGCTGGTAGTACTAGACGTCTTGGTGCCAGTCTGGGTATCTGTCTCATTCTTGGTGCCGGTAGTAGCAGCAGTACCAGTACCTGTAGTCGTGGCAGATATATCAAGCAGGCTATTTGCAGTTGGAGCAACTACTGAAGTCAGCAATTGCTCCATAAGAATATCCCCAGGAGTTTTACTCTGCTGAGGAATTGTGCCGGTTCCGGCAGTGGATGTGATAGCTGCTCCAGCCATTTCATTATCTCCTTACATTGGAACGAGCACAGGCTCGTAGTATTTTGTGACTCCAGATATCGGCCCTGACGCATACAACACGGCCCCAGACTCATCTTGCAACAAACCACCTGTTGCTGTCGACTGAGGATTATATGCGTACACTCGAAACGGCTGAGCTGGATATAAGATAGCGTAATCAGCAGATACAGCTACCCCAACCTGCTGGCTACACTCCCCTACCACTTGCGTTTTCACTGTAGAGAATCCTCCGGCTGTGCTGAGGTACAATGAAGCGCCAGCTGTGAAGCTTCCTGCTTTTACATATCCCCCGTAGCACACTCTGATAGTAGCTCCTGCTGTGCCAGCATCAAGAGCTATGCAGTGCGCAGGCCTTCTGGTAGCTGCTGCTTTAGAGGCCAATCTACCCTTAGCTGCAGGGGCAGTATAGATGTTTATGAGATCTCCAACAGCTACAGCTTCTGTGATCACAACTGTACCTACATTCAATTCACCAACTCTGGATGACTCAGATACACCATCAGAGACTAGCTGCGTAGCAGTAAGGCTAGAAACTCCAAGATACTTACTGACCTGCGCATGAAATATCTGCAGTGAGTTATAAAGAGTTAGCAGCTCCTTGTAGGTATCAACATCTTTGACCTGAGGCTGCCTCGGCAGGTTAAGGACAACTCTACTGTTTACATAGCTCACGATGCCACCCCATCAGGAACTAGAACGATTGTCAACCCAGTAAGATCAAATGCCCCCTCTATATGCAGGGCATGATTTGTCCCTACAGTGTCACCAAAATACACCCCTGTCATGGAGTATTCATCAAAGTTATCAAGATACAGCTCATTAGGAGCTATCCACGAAGTGCCCTTGACTGTAACGGAATCTCCAACGTAGGAGAAGTTAGCGTTACTTAACCCTTCAACCTGAACTTCCTGAAGAGAGCTGTCTCTGCCACGACGTAATTGAATCCTGCCAAAGATTGCAACTGACGTATGCTGAGCTGCACCGAACAGGTTGAAGTCTACAAGCTCAACGGAGCCGTCAGCCCCCATGATAGCAAAAGTCTCCTGGTTACTGAGCAGAGCAGACACCTGTAACTTCATCTCATTTGCAGGAATAATCACTGTATTGGCAGGGGCTACAACCTCAGTGAACATCAGATAGCGCCCAGCTGCCAGAGCTTCACTAATTGTGAAGACGTCTACGTGACTCTTTTTGAGTTTCCCCCAACGGCGCAGTGCTGTGTCGTACACCAGCAAGTGAGTAAGCCCGCTTATTCCGTAGCTTATTACAAAGTATCTGCTGCAGACGTAGCTAATCTTAACCTGCATCCTGTTGAGGAATGACGTCTTCTCCAGTTTGTGCAGCTCGTAGTTGTAAGTCTCAAGAGTCCTCAGAGCTACAAAGTCAGAGATCTCAGGGAAGATTGGAGTAGCTGTCTTCACTGACACCAGCTGCAATCCACCAGAGCCAAAAGCATACACGGCATCAAGCCCAGGGGCAGATGCTACAAGCTCAAGGTCTGAGATACCTGCACTATTTTCCACGTCTGTAAACAGATATGGGGCAGCTATGTTGCCAGTCTCTTGGCAGGACACCACGTTCTCTTTGGAATAAATGAACAACCCAAAGCTAGTACCTTCAACGAGCAAGATATCACCGCGAACATACTGAATTTGGGTAGAGCCTGCACCCGTAACCAGCGATGGCGTGAAGTCAAATATATCAACTTCACTACAGTAATGCAAAAATGTTGAGCTATATGCGAACAACCGCCCAATAGCTCCGGCAATGCCTTTGACGCTAGTAGCGGTTAAACCGGTCAAAGCTATTGCAGAGATCGTACCATCATCATTGAACTTATAGCACCCAAAGAAGGAGACATAAAAATACGTGTTCCCGTTAATCTTAACAACCGTGATGCCCCAACCTGTAGGCCAGCCACCAACAGTACGCTCTGTCCAGTTTATGCCAGTTACAGGGCTGGTGTACAGCTTTCCAGTGGTAGTGACTGCCCAATAGCCTACAGCGTTATTACTGGTCCTATACAGGCCAGCTTTTGAGAACGTAGTAACCCCTGAAATACCTGAGACTTTTGAGCTATATGTTATCGAGCTTAGCCCCCTCGGGATGGGCATAATATTCTCAGCAAAGATAAGCTGAGGCTCTGTTAGTTCCCACGGTGCTTCTGTGGGCTTAACTTCTTGCCTCAGCTTTGCCATACCTTCCTTGACATACACCACTGTAGGCCCCGATGAGGAACTAATCATCGGGACGTTGGCGCTGTCAAGAGTTATCCGAACCGGAATCCTTGACATTTTTATCTCCAGTCATTCTTTTCAAGTAAATGTCTGCCGCCAAATCCAACCGCGCAAATATGTAGCGTGTGCCCTTGTGTGCAAGATATACGCTGCACAACCAAACAAGCCGCTCGTCCAAGGCAAAGAACGTTGAAGTGAGATATACACCAAATGCTATCCCAATGCAGATAACAAACTCCAAAAGCTCCACAACAGCAGACTTGACGCGCTTGCTACGAATCTTATCCAACAGTCTTGCAAGATACGCGATAATAGCAGAGCTAAATAGCAGAACCCAAGTAGTCTGCTCCCAAGTAAACGGGTCTTTATCGACCATCTGATTCTCCATTATGGCTCAAGCCTGAAAGTTGTAGTGTATGAATGCACCTTTCCAGCAAATATAGCATCAATTACTGAAACAGCGAACGTAGCTTCACAGGCAACTACTCCGTTACCTTCAATGCCGATAAGCTGGTTGCCCCAGTAACTACCATGACTAGTAGTGAAAGAGGTATTAACTGTCCCTGCCCCGTTCCACGCAAGCCTCGTTACTAAGATATCACAGCAACTCATTACCGGCTGCACACCTAAGGCTCCAGCATACGCAAAAGTCATTAGCGTACTCACTAGGCCGTCTGCACCGTTCAAGGCTTCAAGATAAGTATAGCCTGTGGGCATGATGCGAATCCGCATCTTACGCGGATTCCCATCAGACCCATACTTGAGTACGAAGTAATTACCGGGAGTAGTTGTAGCATCCAAATTAACTATCAGCGCAGGCTCTTTATTATAAAAGTCACTAAGGCTTATTATCCCGCCGGGGCCAGGCCGAGCTGCGGTATACCTACAGAAAGCATCATTGAGAGAGATGGCGCTGGTAGGGTACAGCCCTGGCTGCAAGGTATTACCGGCAGCCCTTATTGTGCTCAAGGAGATTATCCCGCTTCCAGGAAATGCAGCCATCTCAGTCCCCTCTCAACGTAGCCAGCTCAGTACGCAAAGTAATCACTTCCGCCCTGAGCTCTTTCACCGCCTCAACAAGCAGTGCAGTAACGTTACCGTATGCAACGCTCTTAATATCTGCGCAATTATGCACCAGCTCAGGGCAAACTTGCTCCAACTCCTGAGCAATAAAGCCAATCCCCCCAGAGTTATCACGATTCCACTTGAACGTAACTCCCCGCAGAGCTTTAACTTTATCCAGCGCTCCATGAATCACCTGCACATCGTGCTTCAGGCGCGCATCAGAGAGAGTTCCAACGTCTCCAGAAGCAGTAAAGTTACCAGCCACGTCAGTAGTCCAACGAACAACCCCTGCAGTGTAATCAACGAGTCTAACGGTAGCTCCGTCAGCTGAGTGCTCTAAGTGTACAGCTCGAATATCGTTACTGAGTATAAGAGACTTAGCTCCAGTTGTACCTACACCAACATTGATATCTGGGCCCTCTGCAGCAATAGACCTGTGAACTGTCAGGTTACCGGCAATATCAGTAACCCACCTGTTATATCCAGCAGTCTGGTCATAGAAGTTCATTGAGCCATCAGAGTTAAGGCAGAAATACGCGTACCTGGCACTAGACTGAAAGGCGAACCTCTTTTGATTAGCGTTCTGTGCACCGCCTACGTTAAACTCATCGCCCCATATGTTGAAGTTTTTGGTTGAAGTAAGTACAGCCGCAGTAACTCCAGCACCTACACCAAAGACCATATTAGTTTGGTCATCAGCTGAGATACGCCCACGCTCTCCGGTAGCATTTCCAAAGAAGATATATGCTGCATTAGTGCCACTAGACTGAGCATAAAAAGAAGCGTACCCACTAAGGGCCTTAGACTTAACCTGTGATGTGCCTGCTCCAGTGAAGGTGCAATCGTTTGTCCCAATAGCAACTTTCTCAACTAGGCCAGCTGAGCTGCCAATGCCAAAGTATAAAGCCCCGCCAGACGAGTACATCCCTGAGTAATACGCACCATCAATCATCAGCATGCCGCCACCATACGGGCCAACACTAACGTGAGCGGCATTGATGACAGAAGCGTTCGAGGGAACAAAAGCTGTCACAGTTGCAGAAGCCTTACCAGTTACAGCCATGTCACCAGTAATCTTTGCAGGCCCCAGTACCTGCAACTTATTTCCACCAGTTGCAGCTTCACCAACACCAAGAGCACCAGTCATAAAGTTGGTGCCATCAGTCTTTAAGCCACCAGACAACTGACCTTGGTCATTAATTGCCTGATTCATGCGGGACTTCATAGCCCGTAGCTCAGCAGGGAAATCCGCCACGTACCGCGTATCAAGCGGCTCAGTGTTGTTTGAGGCGTCAATAGTATAAGAGGGCATGCTTATCTCCCAAGGACTAAGTTGTTTTCAATCATGATCAGATGCTGCTCTCTAGCATCTTGCGCCTTTGCTGCAGCTTGCTCAGCATTGCCAGTGGAGCGGAATAGCGAAGCTAGCGCCTTATTAACAATCAGATAAGGATAATGACGCATGACCCAACTCTCTGGCACAGGATCTGTAAGCACTGGAAATGCGAGATACTGCACATAAAACTTACGCAAGTATCCTGGAGTATCTCCAAGCCTGATCTGAATGCTGTTACCAAGCTGAGTAACAGCTGGAACACGTTTGATGGCGAACATGTCCATAGAAGCAGTAGGAAAGTCCTCAAACGGAAGCTGTACTCCAGCGGTCCCACTAATCTCATCCATGATCTGGATAGATACAAGGTCACGAAAATTCTGCAAGCTTGTATCAACATCAATGGTATAACACCCAACTACCCCACCGCAGGCTAGGCTAGGTGTAACAAAGCCGACAGCGTCCCGTTGGAATCTGTCGGCCGTGTGGGCTGTATGGATAGCTTCTTTGATCTTTGTTTTGATCTGAGCTTCTTTGTCGGGCCGCCTGAAATCTTCAAGCACCTTAGTGTAAATCTCATCAAAAGTCATGATACCCTCCTTGTAAACTCTCACAGTAGGATGGCACGCCACCCTACAATCAGAACTTACTACTTCAGTTCAGCGCCGGTAGGTGCAGTAGTATCCTCACTGTTGGAACCATTGCTGACAGTTGCAATGGTTTGCGAGCTTTTGATGCCACCAAGCTCGTGCTGCTTGCCACCGACAGTAACCTTGCGAGCAACAGTAGCAGCTGCGCCGGAACTGAGAGCCGCTGCCAGTGCTTTGCTGCCGGCACCTTCGATGTTGTTGAGAGTTTCTGCAACTTGCGCAGCCAGTGCCGGATTGCTGGAAAGCAGAGCAACAACATCTTGAACTTGGCGCGTCTTGGGATCGACGTACTGAGCGTACTCTTCCTTGTCAGCGTCAGTAGCTTTCCACACCGCAGGACCAAAGCCGCCACGCGCCAGCTCTTTGTCAAGGAACTGAATGTCCTCGATAACATCAGTGCGCAGCCAACCGTCACGAACTTCCAGCCGCTTGCCGTCTTCGCGGATAAGGTTCACAGCTTTACCAGCTACCCGGTACAGCCGGAACTCTTCGCCGGAAGTATTGCCTTGATCCATGTTAAGAACTTGCGTTCCACGCGCAATAATAGTAGACATCTTGCTTCTCCTAGGATTGTGCAGGGAGCCTAAGCCCCCTGCTTTGGTGCTTGGCTGCTAGTTAAGCAGCGGCGGTCATGTTGGTGATGATTGCGCAAGAAGCAGGGTTCTTGTGAGTGATGGTGCACTCAGTGGTGTATGTGCCACCGATAGCATCAATACCGTTGTCCTCAGCGCACTCATCGCCCTTCTTGTTGAAATACTTGTGGTCAGTGTTACGACCTTCCATGTATGCAACCTTGAGCTGACCGACGTTGAGCACAAGGCCCATCTTCTGCATGTCAGCGTTGGTGTTGAACATCGGATGCTCCATCAGAACATACCGGCCACGCGTGGTGACGAAGCTGGTGAAGTTCAAGCCGAAGCTGGTGGTGGAGGTGGAGTCGGTGTACTGAATGGTGGAGCCAGCAGCACCGTTGTAGCCGTACAGGCGGCCAAGGTTGTTCACAACCTTGCGGAAGTTGGAGCCGCAGAGAATGACGCGCTCGTTACCAGAGGAATCAGTGGTAACTTGATTCTGCGTACCGTCCAGCGAGCTTTCCAGCTGAGCCCAGGTAGTGGTTCCGCCCATGTGCGTGACGTTCGGCGTCGGAGCATACGACGGATAGAACGCAGGGTTGCCGATCATCTGGATCAGCCCGTCCATGAGGTGGAACGGTTGATTGTTCCGCGTACCCATGTAGCGCTGGCCGAAGATGAAAGCCTTCTCCAGTGACATAGCGTGGAAACCAGCGCCGTCATTCTTGTCCTTGCCAACAGGATCAACGCCAGTAATGACCTTGGTAGCAGCAGCTGTGCCGGACATTGCCCAGGTATCGCGGAAGATCTGCGTGTAGTTGGACACGCGAATCGGCGGGATGGACATTGCGTTCGGGCGCAGCGAGCTTTCTTCGAAGGCAGAACCAGCGTGGATCAGCTTGGTGTGGACAGGGATGATCGCAGGAGCAACAGAGCCCAGGCCACGAGACACACGAACTTGCGTAGCGCTGAGAACGGAGTCGATGATCAGGTTTTCACGGGCAGTAGCAATGACGCCGGTGGTCTGGAACATCGTGTTCGGCAGAATGTTCTCAGTCGAAACAACGTTCAGCACGGTGTCAGTCGCAGAAGCTTGAGCGGTAAGCTCAAGTTCCGGGAAGATCATACTCTCCACCCAGAAGCCATGCTCGATCTGCTTGGCAGTCTCAGAAGAGAACAGCGAAGTAAGAGCGAGCAGGGAAGTCATGCCATTGGGCATGAGCTTGGTGATGTTCAGGCCGAAAGACTTCTGAGCGAAGTCAGGCGGATTGTAGTTGGAAGCAAAGATGCCAGTAGCCATGATAGTATCCTCGAAAAATTACAGGTCGCCAGCGCCGACGCTGTGAACAACAATGGTGGGAGTAAAGCTGATGTTGATGGAAGAGCCATCTGCAGTGCTGTTCACGTCAACCAGAACTTCTGCAATGCCGGAAGCACTATAGATCATATTGGAGACTTTAGCTGAAGCCCCAACCCCAGTACCGTACACAGACATACCGTTAACGATAGATCCGGCCGGCAGATCAGCAGCAAAGATGATGCGCTTGGAACCGTTGATGGTTCTGGCGCTAAACTGCTTGGCCGGCACAGGCGCAGAGCCCAGCTCGATGAAGTAATCACGCCACTGGCTAGCCGCGTTAGCGGTAACAGTACTGAACACAGAGGTGCTCAGGCTGATACCAGAAGACGCAGGCACCGCAATGGTTGCAGCATACGCAACCGTATTGATGTGGCGAAAAACAAAACCCATACCAGGAGTGAACTCACCAAGAGAGCTGAAGCCACGCAAAGCTGCGCAGATTTGCTCAGCAGTGGGAAGCGTATCAGTGTAAGCACTTGTGGGGCCAGTACGGCGAAGGTTGCCTGCAACGAGCATGGCAGCAGTAATAGCCCCAGCCCCTACGGTAGTCAGCGGAGCAGCAACGAAGCCAACAGCCGGGTTATCCCCCGGAAGGCTCCGGCGCTGCAGGCCAGACTCATATACAGCATTTCGAGTAATAGACATTACAGTCTCCAAATAACTTCAGGATCAAAAAGAGAATTGCTTGCTCCAGTCAATTGAGCCAGGAGCCTGGCTGGCAGTATTTGCTGCTGTGGGCTTTCCAGCCACTTCAGCAGCGAAGTCTTGCAGGAAGCGTTGAGCAACCTGAGATGCTTCCGTCGGAGAAATACCGGGATGCTGCGTGGAAAGATTTTGCTCCAAAGCTCCAAGGAGCTGCCGAGCTGCCGGGTGATTGAACACCGGATTGTCTTGGCGAATCTGGTTGACATTCAGAGCTTGTTGCACATGAGTAGGCATGGCAGAGAGAATTTCTTGGGTGCGATTGCGCATGCTGCTATTCAGCATGGTGCCGTTCACGCGAACGGATTGAAGCAGCGCTTGCTGTACTGCCGTATTGAGCACACTGGAGAATGCTTGAACATCGCCACCAAGAGCAGCAGAGATAGTTTCCGCGGGCACAGAGGCCAGGAAATTTACTCCGCTTACCTTATTCTGGAGAAGTTGCATCTGCTCTGCACCCATAGGCACAACATCAGCCTGGAACGGATCAACTTTTTGCTGATCGTTGGGTGCAGTTTGCCAGATTGCCAGATAGTTGTCGAGCGGGGATCCAGTGCCTTGCGGAGCAGCTACAGCTTGCTGAGTTCCTGCAGTTTGCTGAGCAGCTGCAGTTTGCTGAGTGGGTTGAGCCGCAGGAGCGCCAGTAGCAGTGCTTTGAAGTTGCGTAGTAGTTTTTGCGTCAGCAGAAGCGGAAGCACCAGCAGTGTTAGCGCCACCAAACAGTTGTTGAAAAAGGCCAGCCATGATATTTCTCCTTGGGATTAAACGGATTGAATTGCAAGAAGCTCAGAACAGAAATCACTGATTCCTGTCCAATAAGCTTGAGCCTGCACGAACTTGTTCACGTTATTGGTATCAACCTGCAAACTGACTAATGCACTGATTGCATCTGCTTTACGAGTCTCTACCCAGCAACGCTGGACAGGAGACAACGCTACTTGTGCAACATCCTCCACAGTTGTAAACTCAAACCGGCGAGGAAGCTGATCATCTGATAGTTTCATGATAACTCCTAAGCTTGTTTATTACCAGCAGCTACCATTTGAGCAAGCGTTGTGGCTTGTTGAGTAGCTGACTGAGCTTGCTCTTGCTTCATTTGCTCCTCACTAGGAGGCTGCGGCATTGGTACTGCAAACTGCACACCTTTTTCAAGCGCCATCTGCGCTTGTTGCTGCCATGCGCCTAACTGCTGCTCATACATTCGTACAGACTGAGGCTTACGGAACGGTTTAAGATCTGCACCGCGAAGGCTCATCAAATGGGAGAACATATCACCAACCATATACTCAGCACCAATTGCAGGAACAGCTTGAATAGTCTGCAAAGCTACAGCAAACTCCTCAGTGCTCATCTCACGATCCAGCGGACTGAAGCCGTCTCCGATCTTGAACATCAAAGAGGCGTTACGGAGCTTAACAGGATCAATCTCAACAGCTTTTTCTTCTTCACTACTCATATATGTAGTGGTTGTTTGGTACTGAAGAGTGTTATTGAGAATGATCATCCTGGCCGGTATCAGAAGCTTGGAGCGCACCGCGATAGCCGTAAGCCGTTCGCGATATTCTGTGCCCTCCATTACATCATCAACTTCGCTCTTAGTCTTGTTGCCCTTTACAAACTGCCCTTGCTGCGCAGGATTAGTGCCAGCAGCGATGTAACTGTAACGCTCAATCCCTGTGGCGATCTGCATGAAAGCAGGAGTTTGCTCATCCCTGTAAGGGATTGGCATGTACGCATTGTTCAAAGGTTGGTGGTAACCAGCAGCACGCACAGGAATCTTAGCTGCTGGATTGGAGTTGTTAATACTTGCCCCGTCAAGATACAGCGGATTATAGATACCTCGGTCAGACACTGCACGCCGCTTGGACGCCAAAGTGGCATTCCACATGTTAGATGCAATATCTTGCATGTCCATCAAGTTCTCTGCAAGAGACAGTGTTTGCAGCCTGTGCCCATCAAGGTACGGTTGAGAGATCAGGATTGGGAACAGGTCATGCGCATTGTTCATCCGCTCAACTTCAAGCAAAACTTGGTCATTAATAATTACCAACTTGAAGATCTGCGGATGATTAGCATCGCTGATATTGATGCCATATGCGCTAGGAATGATACGCACATAGACGATAGTCCTGAAATACGCAGAGCTGTAATTCACAGTGCCTTGGCGATTCGTACCACTGGAACCAAAGAACAAACTCCAATCAGATACAACCCCCTTGCTTGCATGGTGGGATGCACCGGTGATATCTGGAGTGTAATACAGCACACTCTCCGTAGCAGAAACTGCCTGCATTGGCTTTGAGTTCAGCGCAGCTATAGTGGTACGTGCAGGAACAAGCTGGAATAGCTTGTTTGTATACTTCTTCATCTTGGAAGGAGTGAGCACTTCAGTGAAGCCTGCAAAATCACCTTCACGAGCTACTTCGCTGGGGTCAACACGCAAATCCCAGAACGTGTTATACATATCAAGGCCTTTGACCTTGTTACCGCTCCAGACAACTTCAACCCGCTTAGGGTTGTTGCTTTCGTCATTCTGCACAGCGTGCGTAGTTTCAGTGTCCCAGAACACATGAGCTGCACAGATGTTGTACTTGTACCCATCACGGAATACACGAATCCACTCAGCATCCCAACCAGTGCGAGTAGAGTTCTCTTTCACA